AATAACAGGCCGTTTACAGATATTGAAGATTTCTTATTTCGAGAAGAGGTAAGGTATGCCAAACTAAACAAGAAGGCTATTGATGCTCTTTGCAGAGCAGGTGCGATGGACTCTCTTATAGATGACCGCTTTACTGGTCGTAAGCACTTCTGGTGTGCCGCCGTGGTAGACCGACCGAAGACCAAGAAGAAGCTACATGAAAATATAGAACTCTATAGGCCCGAAGGTGATTTTACGGAAGAGGAAATCATTCAGTTTAAAACTGAGTTGACTGGTGTTTTTCCCATGAATCTGGTGATTAGTCCCGAAACAATCGAAGAACTAAAGAAGAAATATATTCCTCCCATCTCTGAATTCGATGAAAGCCTAGAACTGTGCTGGTTTATTCCGCGCAAGGTTATACCCAAGAAAACTAAAAAGGGCAAGGATTATTGGATTCTTGAAGTTATTGATTCTAATAATGAGACAGAAAAGATTAGATGCTGGGGTATCGATCCAAAAAGGGACCAAATCCACATTAATAGACCCTACATGTCAAGATTAAAATTTGATCCAAAATGGGGATTCTCCACTAGGTCCGTGTATAAAAACTTTAGATTGTTAGGATAGGGGTTAGATATGGAACATATATTTAATTGCCACGGCGAGTGGGCCGCACTTTTTAGTTGCGTTACATCCATTCCTGTGTTAAGATATTGGTACAAGTCAAAAAAGGAGGAAACTTGATTACTGACATTGTTATAGGTCTCCAGCATGGAGACGAGGGGAAGGGCAAGGTAACGCACCATCTTCTTAAAAGCGGCGAGTATACACATTGTGTTAGATTTAACGGCGGCTGCAACGCAGGTCACACCATTTACCATGATGGGGTTAGGTTGGTGACCCATCATATCCCTGCTGGTGTGTTTTTTGGCGTTACCTCTGTAATTGGTAATGGATGTGTTATTGATCCGGTCAAGCTGTTTGAGGAAATTAATTATCTTGAAGCTCATGGCATCAGCGCCCGAGAGCACCTCAAGATTGCAAGAAACGCCCACATCATCACAGCTTTTCATAAGGACGAAGACGGAAAAGATACGGAAATAGGAACAACGAGAACCGGTAATGGCCCGGCTTATCGCGATAAGTATAATCGTAGCGGCGTCCGTGCTGGCGATATCCCTGAATTGGAGCCTTTTTTGGTGGACATCTATCAGGAGTTGTCTGGAGATACTGTAATTCTTATGGAAGGGGCACAGGGGTTTTGGCTTGATCCTGATTGGGGCGACTATCCTTACGTGACCTCATCACACACTGGTACAGCGGCAGCAATTCAAAATGGAATTAATCCTCGCTCAATTCGTAATGTATGGGGCGTGATTAAAGCATACGAGACTTATGTGGGAAAGAGGGGCTTCCAGCCAAGCGACCCCGTTTTTGATCAAATTCAGCACGCCGGGTCAGAGTTCGGCGCAACCACTGGCCGAGTTCGACAGTGTAACTGGATTAGTATGCGACATATTAAGCAGGCGATTGATATGAATGGTGTCAATAATCTCGTAGTCAACAAACTAGACGTTTTGCGTGAAGTTGAAGCTTGGAAAACTACAGATAACCACTTTCAAGACGAGGTTGGCTTCAGGGCATACTTACAAAATGAATTGGGGAATTCTATGGGAATTCAAAAGATTTATTTTTCTGATAACCCGTACAATTTCGATGAAGAAAATCCCTTGACAGCAGCGGCCTAGCAGGCTACGTTATATATACGTTGGAGGGCAGATGAGCAAGAACTATGGTTATGCATGCATTAACATGCGACTATCAAACCCGCAAGATTTTGGTGGTAAAGCGAAAGATAGAATTACTACCAATCGCTCCATGATCAAGAGAACTTTTAAAGAGAAGGGGATCGAGTATGCGTCCTCCTTGTCTCTCCTGAATGTACTCGATCTTCAAAAGATCCTTGAGTGGAATGTCAAGCATGGTGTTAAGTTTTACCGTCTGTCCTCCAACGTATTTCCTTGGGCGTCAGAATACCGATTGGATGATTTGCCAGATTACGAGGCAATCTACGAGGCTTGCGAGAGAACTGGCAACTATGCCCGTGAGCATGGTATCCGCCTCACTTCTCATCCTGGCCCCTTCAACAAGTTGGCATCTCCAAAGGAGAATGTGTTTCAGAACACCAAGAGGGATTTGGAGATTCATGGCGAGTTCTTCGATATGCTCAACTTGCCTCGCGATCATTATGCAAAGATTAACATCCATGTTGGCGCAGCGTATGGAGACAAACCGGTCGCTCTTGAAACTTTCATCAGGAACTTTGAGCGCTTGCCAGAGTCCGTTACTTCTAGACTGACTGTGGAGAACGATGATCGTGCATCGCTCTATTCAACTGTGGAATTGTACGAGGCCCTATTCGGGCGCACCGGCATTCCCATTGTTTTTGATTACCACCACCACAGTTTTTGCACTGGTGGACTCACCGAGCGAGAGGCTCTTGAAGTCGCAATCTCCACATGGGGCAATATCAAGCCAGTCGTTCACTACTCTGAATCGAGAGCAGAAGAAAAGAAAGATGCCAAGATTCGGCCCCACGCCCATTCAGATTTTGTCAATGGCCCCGTCGATGACTACGGCTATGACCTGGATGTGATGATCGAGGCGAAGATGAAAGAGCTTGCACTGTTCAGGCTCAAAAAAAATGATGCTGCATGCTTGACAGCCGCAGCGTGAGAAGTTAGAATACAAACAGCCACAAGGAGGATAACATGGCTAACACAGCAGAAATTAAGAAGCGCTACGTTTTGGAGTACATTCGTTCACTCGTTGCAATCGAGGAGGCGATGGAGCCATATAAGGAACAGAAGCGTGAACTGCGTACCGAATACCGGGAGCAGGGATGGTTAAACACTGACGAAATCCGTGCAGCCGTGAAGGCATATCGCTTGTTCAAGGGCAAGGTGGACATTGATGAGGTTTATGATAACTTCAAGGCTATCTCTGGCGAGTCGGAGGAACAGTGATAATTGAGTTCATGAGGGTCCGTGACAGGGCGAGAGTCCCTGTCCGGTCAAACCCATCCGATGCTGGTCTTGACGTGTTTGCTTGTATGGATAAGCCGGTTTCTATCGCCCCGATGAGGTCGCTTATTATTCCAACGGGCCTAAAGTTTGGCATCCCACACGGATATATGCTACAGGTTATGAATCGCTCCAGTATCGCAGCCAAGCGGGGCTTGGTTGTCGGGGCGCATGTGATTGATTCAGGTTATGATGGCGAGGTTTTTATCAATATCCACAACGTTAGCGATTGTGCCAAGTTTATCGAAGACGGCATGAAGATCGCTCAGTTGGTTATGATTCCCGTTGTGCCGTTTCGGCCCCATGAGATTCGTGATGATCAGCTTTACCTACAGCCGATAACTATCTCAGATAGGGGCGACGGAGCCCTGGGGAGCACAGGTGGATAAGAGCACAACAAAATTAATGTTTAGTTCAAAGTCAAATGATTGGGCAACCCCACAAGCTTTTTTTGACAAGCTAGACGATATTTACGGTCCTTTTACACTGGACGCCGCAGCATCTGCTGACAATTATAAAGTAAGCAACTTCTATACAGAAGCAGATGATTCTTTGGCCCAAGATTGGTCAGGGAACCGTGTTTTTCTTAATCCCCCTTATGGTCGCAGACTAAAGGATTGGGTAAAGAAAGCCCACGAAGAAGGGCAGAAGCAAGACACTGTTGTTGTGATGTTGATTCCTGCTCGCACCGATACTGCCTATTGGCATGACTACGTGATGAAGGCAGACGAGATTCGCTTTGTGCGAGGTCGGATTAAGTTTGGTGAAGAGGTTAATTCTGCACCATTTCCGTCAGCAGTTGTGGTATTTCGTCAGTCGCCATACACGGCACCCCGCTTTGCGGGTATGGAGAGGATATGAAGAACGAAGGTGACAAGTTTGAGTTAATGGCTATGAAGGAGTTAGATCTTGAGCCATTCGGCAGCGGCAGGCGCTCTAACAAATATATTCACGATGCATTCCTGGGCCGGCATAAGTTTGAGCTTAAAAGCTGTAGTGAAAAGTCAGGTAAGATATCCACCGGACGTGGCGTTTCTCACAAGAAGCTGGACTCTTGGAGAAGCGTTGACTGGATTTTTTCTGTGCGAGACGACGGTGAAATTAAAAAGCACATTCTGGTTACTAAATCACAAATGGAGGAGCTTTTCAGCAAAATTCAAAAAAAGATTGAAGACCCAGGCCACAATTCAAAGTTTGCTGGCACTAAGGAGATCCCAGATCTTCGACAAGTTTTGCAAGAAGCTGGATACCCTCAAAACAAAATTGATAAGATTTGTAATACTTTTGAGCGCGGCACAAGACTTAATGATCCTCGCCTATCGCTAAACGATGTTGAGAGATTGGGCACAATTGTGGAAAGCAAAGAAGATATCCAGAGAGCATTGTCAAAATGAACCGCGCCCAACGTCGGAGATTAAAGAAGGACAAAAATGTGGATGATGAAAAACTCGCCCAAAAAATTTCCAGCTTTGAACACCGACCGGACAACTGCTCGGCATGTAACGCCACATTTGACCCTAAATCCAAGGAGCATGCACTTACATGGCGAGTAGTTGTACGAGAAAATCCCACAAGGGTAAGCTTGTTTTGCCCAGAGTGTATCGAAAAAACAAAGGAGATTTTAGAAAACAATGACTTGGTTTGACCTTTTTGCAATGGGATTGTTTTTTGCTTTTTTGTTGATGTTTCTACAAATACCTTGGGTTGAAAAGCAATTAGACGATCTAGAAAGAGAAGTAGAAAAAATGTTTTATAAAGGAGATAAAAAATGCCGATGATTGAAAAGCCAGATTGGCCCGACCCGTTTAATATAGAGCGAGATGAGCCTCAAGGCACCTTAGAGGAAGCCTTTCAGATTCTAGAAAATCTTGAAGGACTTGCACGACGCGAAGCTGTTGACCACCCGGAACACTACAACAGAGGAAAGATCGAAGTTATTGATGCAATCGAAGATTGGGGACTTGACTTCAACGCCGGCAACGTGGTAAAATATATTGCGAGATACCGACACAAGGGCGACCAGATCGAAGATCTAAAGAAGGCTCGCTGGTATCTTGACCGTCTTATTGAAGGGCTAGAGAATGTCGGTAACGAGAATCAATAGAAAACATCTAGATGAGATCCTAGATGGCGGGGTGGAAAAAAGTCACGAAGTAGTAATAAAACTATATGACTCTGGCTGCCATCTATGCCACACCCTAAAGCCAGAGTTTCTTCAGATCTCGAATGAATACGATAACGTCTTCTTTTATGCTTTTAATATGGAAGACGGTCGTGGGCTGGAAAAGAAGTGGGGCTTTTCGGGGGTTCCATCGATATGTTATGTAAAGACCGGTGGTGATAAGACCACTGTTTCTTTTATGGAAGACCCACAAAAGCCCAACAAGGATACTTGGTTCCATCCAAAGGGAATCAGAAAATTTATTGACGATAACAGGAGATAATAATGTCAAAACTAAATCTAGATGCTGCTATGACGCAGTTGCGGGGCGAAGCCCTTGGGCACCTTGGAGCCATTGACTTGTTGCTAAACAAGCCTATGGCCATTTCTGAACACACTCAGTTTGTTGAAGAAATCAAGTCTCATGCAAAAAGTCTGGGCGAGGCAGAAGAAGCCCTTGCCGTGCTTCAGAAATACTTTGGAAAGGCTGCTGAAGAGAAGAGCCCGGAAGATGCTTGAGGCCCTAACTTATGATGATGTTCTGCTTCTTCCGCAATATTCAGATATTCGCTCTCGGTCAGAAATAGACATATCTACAGACTTGGGTAATGGTGTCGAGTTGGGGCTGCCGATCTTAGCTTCTCCAATGGATACTATCTCTGGAGAGAAGATGGCTGTTGCCATGTCCGAGGCAGGCGGTTCTGCGATCATTCATAGATATAACACAATAGAAGAACAAGCAGAGATCGTAACATTAGCGAAGGCTAACGGGGCCGAGCAGGTTGGCTTTGCCGTTGGTGTTGGCGACGATTTGCTTCATCGCGCCAATGCTTGTCTTTCGGTGGGCGGCGACTTTATCTGTGTTGATGTGGCGCACGGCCATCACATAATGATGAAGGAAGCCCTTACACTTCTTCGTAGAGAGTTTCCATCAGATATCCATATAATGGCAGGAAACGTTGCTACAGTTGTGGGCGTAAATGACCTTGCAGATTGGGGTGCAAATTCTGTTCGTTGCAATATTGGTGGGGGCTCAATTTGCTCCACACGAATTCAGACTGGACATGGCGCACCTGGATTGCATACAGTTAGTGACTGTGCCAAAACCGATCGAAATGTAACGATTATTGCTGATGGGGGCCTTCGAAACTCTGGAGACATTGTGAAAGCTCTCGCTGCCGGCGCAGATGCTGTCATGCTTGGCTCTCTCCTCGCGGGAACAAAGGAGACGCCTGGAGAAGTATATACAAATTCCCAAGGACAGAAATATAAAACTTATCGCGGCATGGCCTCCAAGGAAGCCCAGGTAGCCTGGAGAGGCAAGTATTCCTCATTTGAGGGAATCTCCAGCACTGTTCTATATCGTGGCAAGGTATCCAACATACTTAACGACCTAGAGAGGGGCATACGCTCTGGATTATCATATAGCGGCGCTCGCTCTCTAAAAGAACTGCACGCCAAGGCTGTCTGGGTTCGCCAAACCTCTGTTGGATTAAGCGAAAGCAAAACACACATCACTACGAGGGATTGGTAATGTCAAGCAACGAGCCAAATTATGGAGAAGATACAAAAATAATTCAATTCCGTGTGTTTGATGATGATCACGCACGACTTTTGATAAGGTTGCGGCACAATAAGGTGGCAGTATCTCAATTTTTTCGTGCTGTCATCGACGGCGTAATCGAACAGGAGCCTAATTTAATAGCGTTCTTAAATGATTATGTCTTGGAGCACAAGACTCTCAGTCGTAAACGCTTTGCTAAGTCCTTAAAATTAAAAAAGAAGGGTAAAGAAGCTCTTGAAGATTGGGGCATGTTGGACGACTCTGATAAGGAAAACTTATTCGACCTCATAGCAAAGGAGTTTCCAGACCTATGAAAAAACAAGACCTAATGGATTGCTCCAGGGAGTGCCTGGAACAAAATAAGTCCTGCGATATGAAGGGGTGCCGTTATTTCATAAATTATAGTGAGGAGCATAACTGCTGTATGATATCGATTTACAAGAACGGCCCCCTTTCTCTGCGTGAAGTAGCAGAACGCGAAGGGCTTTCGTTCGCAAGAATAAAACAAATTCAAGATAAAGCACTAGTTAAGTTAAAGAAAAAGATACCCGAGGGCGAAGAATTATTGTCAAGTTCGGGTCAACTAGACTATTTATTTTGAGTTTCATAAAGGAGATATAAAACTATGGCTCGTAAAACACTTTTAACAGAATCAGAAATCCGTCAGTTTATGAAGTTGGCGAACATTGAGCCCATTCAGGAAATGGGCGGCAGTTACGGCATGTCCCCTGGCATGCGTGACGACGAGGATGAAGACCCACCCGGCATGCGTGACATGCGTGAGGAGGAGCATGAGGACGAAGACCCACCCGGCATGCGTGACATGCGCGAAGAAGAAGAGGCCGACATGGAAATGGATATGGATATGGAACCAGCAGGCGACATGGATATGGAACCAGCAGGCGACATGGATATGGAACCAGCAGGCGACATGGATATGGATATGGATATGGGTGCTGAAGGTGGCAAAGAAGAACAGTTTGCCGACATCGTTGACAAGTTGGCTGATTTGCTTGGTCTGGACGCCGATGTAGAAGTTGGTGGCGAAGAAGATATGGGTGATGTAGTCATGGACGATGAAGGTGGTGATCTAGAAGGTGCCATGGACGCTCCCGAGGAAGAAGACGAAGATCCTGGCGTTGAAATGGAAGATGAGGTAATGGGCGAAGAAGAAATCGTTGCAGAAGTCGCCCGCCGAGTTGCCGCACGCCTACTTCGCGAAAAGAAGCAAGATGCTATGGCGAACAAGTTAGCCGAGCGCATCTTCAAGAGACTTGCCTCAAAATAATAACTTGACAAATATCTCCTGAGCCCTTATAATAACCATCTAGACAACCATTCTAGATGGTTATTATTTTTTTTGAGAGGTCTGAGTGACAGAAGTACTAATAATTTTTACTGCGTTGTTTTCTTTTTTGGTTGGCTGGTTTCTTAGTTATGCCTTTTATGTGGTGAGTGCTACCGGTGTAGTTCGCACTTTCGTAAAGATCGGGTCAGTCTTTTACTTGTCCATGGTAAACAAAGGAATAGAGCACCTGTATTATGCCCAGGCTAACAAACTTGAGGCTTTAAGAAAAAATGGCAAGTCCCATGGCCATGAGGAACATGAGAGCGCCAAGATCGAAAATGAAAAATTAATCAGCCTTTACAAAGAAAATTCGATTAAATACTTAATCAATCTACACCCTACTGCTTTTGGAGAGTTTTTGGAATTTAATGACTGGCGGGGGGCACAGAGATTCTTAAAGGAAAACAAATTACTAGCATTTATGGTTTCAAAGGAGAAAAACTAATGCGAAAGATTATTAAGAAAATCATTGAAGCGATAACATCGCGAGATAAAAAATCCGACAGCGATGTATCTGGCACAGAGACAGCAGAGGGCGGCGAAACCTCCAAGGCTGCACCTAGGACGATCAGTTTAGAAAATTTGCTTGGAATTTCCAAAGAACCGGAGCAAGAACTTGAACTGCGTATAATTGGTTTGTTTTCATCGGTGGAGGAAGAAAAGATTGCAGAATTAATACAAGTCCTTTTGTACCTAAACGAGACAAATCGTATTCTGCCCGAAGGCGAAGAAAGGAAGCCCATTCAGTTTTACCTCAACACTTACGGTGGCTCTGCTGATGATATGTTTGCCATGTATGATATTATGAAAGATGTAATGCAAGAGACAGAAATTCATACTATTGGCGTGGGCAAGGTAATGTCAGCAGGAACGCTACTCCTGGCCGCCGGAACCAAGGGCAAGAGAAAAATTGGTCGCAACTGTCGGGTGATGATTCACAATGTTGCGGCAGGTAACTTTGGCAATCTTCCCAATTTGGCAAACGAACTTGAAGCAATTCAACAACTACAGGATGATTATATTACCGCGATGGTTGCGAATACCAACTTTACCAGAAAGAAGCTGGAGAAGCTACTTAATGAAAAGGTAAATATATATTTATCTGCGGAGGAGGCTGTTAAGTATGGCCTCGCTGATGAAATCATGTGAGTGTGGATAACACCTTGACAAACACATACAGTAGGTTATAATATAGACTATACGGAGGAATAATGACCAACAAGATGGTCTTCGCTAATAACGAAGAACTAAGACAGAAGATTCTAGACGGAGCAAATACTCTAGCTGACTACGTTTCTTCTACTCTCGGACCAAAAGGCCGAACGGTTTTGCTTAAAGAAAAAGACAAGCCAGCGTTTGCAACAAAGGACGGTGTAACCGTGGCAACGTTCGTTCACCTTGAAGACCCGTTTAGGAACGCTGGCGCACAGATTATCCGCCAAGCCGCAAGCGAAACAAACCTGACCGCAGGAGACGGTACGACGACTGCAACCGTTCTTGCAAGATCAATCTTAAATGAAGCTCAGCGCCACATTGTAGCTGGTGTTTCCCCAATCGAAATACAAAGAGGCATAGATGCAACTGTTACAGAAATATGCAAGAATCTTACAAATATGGCCAAGCCAGTTACGAGTATTGACGACATTAAACATATCGCCACTATTTCAGCCAATAACGATAGCACTATTGGAGATCTCATTGCTTTGGCTATTGATAAAGTCGGGCAAGATGGGTCTATAACAATTGAAGAATCTCGCTCATTAGAAACTTCTATAGATGTTACGGAGGGTTTCCGCTTTCCGGCGGGCTATTGTGCATCAGCATTCGTAAACGATGAACGTAGAAATGTGATGCATCATGAGGAGCCACTTGTGATGGTTACAGATTACAAGATTACGCAGGTAGAGCAAATTCTTCCAATTCTTGAACTGGTGGCCCGTGAGTCGCGACCGCTTGTAATCGTAGCAGAAGACATAGAGGGTCAGGCTCTTGCTGCCATGATCATGAACGCTATGCGCGGCACACTAAAGATCGCCGCCATTAAGGCTCCATTTTATGGCGAGGAGCGGCGGAACCTTCTTTCAGATCTTTCTATCTCAACTGGAGCCACATTTGTTACGCGGGAGTCTGGACAGAAATTACAAACAGTAACTCTCGATCAACTTGGCTCAGCAAAGTCTATTGAAAGCACAAAAGTTGGCACCATCATTGTCGGAGGAAACTGTGACTATGAAGGTGTGGAGGTTCGTATCGAGAGCTTAAAAGAGGAGATAAGTAATACGGATGATTTCTCTGAGTGTGAGCGAATTCAAGGTCGCATTGTGCGACTCTCTTCTGGGGTCGCGGTTGTCCACGTAGGAGGTGCTACTCAGGTCGAGATGATAGAGCGCAAACATCGCATAGAAGACGCCCTTGAAGCTGTTAGGTCTGCCCAGGAGGAAGGAGTCATCGGCGGCGGGGGCACCGCTTTGTTGCGAGCGAGCCAGGAGGTTGATATTGTTACGGACCACGAAGAGCAGGCAATTGGCATGACAATCGTAAGGTCAGCCTGTCAGGCTCCATTCCGGCAGATGTGCAGAAATGGTGGCAAAAGCGAAGATTTGCTCTTAGCTCATGTACTAGGCCAAACAGATGAGATAGGTTACGATTTCCGCACTGGTGCCTTGACAAACCTGTACGAGCAGGGTATATTGGATCCTGTGAGGGTGACCAAATCAGCGCTGACGAATGCAGCCTCTTGTGCCGGCACCCTGATTACAACAAATTACGGGATTATACAGGTGGAATCATGATACAGGGAGATTTAGTTCATATTCCACAGGATTCTTTCTTGATTTGTGAAGTTGAAGAAAAAATGCACAGGTTTGTTGAAGAGTACCTGAAAACCAGAAAACCAATTCTCGCAATATTTATGGGACAAGACCCACTACAGCCTAGTATGGGTTCGGTTTACTACAGAGAGCAGGTTTGGTCTATGAAGATGGCAGACATTTATCCATTAACAGAGGAGGATAAGGATGTTAGTTAAGTTAACGGAGATATGCGGAACTGGCGCGGTGTCTAGCGGGCGCAAATATTCTTTGAGAGAAGTTTTCGTAAACCCAAAGCATGTTGTTATGGTAAGAGAAGAGCACCAGATGCGCAACCTTAATGAACAGGGTATGCTGACTGAAGGGCTGAAAAAAGGCCACCGTTTTTCGAAAGTCACCATTGACAAGGGGACAACCGGCACAGAAATTGTGGTAGTCGGAGATCCAAACTCAATAGAGACTGCGTTGAATCGTCGGCGCTCCGTGCTGAAGGGGTAAATATGGGACAGCGAGTAAATATTCAATATTCTGTTGAGCTTGATGATTTGCAAGATGAGGTGAATCGTCTTTATTCTAATGCTTTGACAGAGGTCGAATGTATCGGCGCGAGTAAGGAATACAGCCGCTCCCAGCATCGGGTTTCCCTAGACTTGTCTGGACTTCAGAAGATTGATGCTCTTCGTACAAAAATGGCCCAAATCGACATTATGCTGTCGGATATCCAGAATATTATAGATGGCTTCGTCAGATACAAGATGTCGGCTGAATCCGAAGACAGTCGCGATGAAGACGTAGGGGTCGAGAAGTTACAAGATAAGATAGCCAGATTTAAGGAGATAGTCAATGCAAACGCCGATCAGGAATCCGCTATTTAATACGAAAGCTGGACCTGTGCTAGAAAGCCTATTGCCTGTTGGTTCTGTGATAGATTCATTTGCCTTTTACTCTGGTGATATAGAATTATACTTGGCTAATAGGAGACGGTTTATATCCGCACACACCGAGAAGGAGGTTGTCTATGATGTGTGGTCCACGATGCTTGAAGGCACTACGGCTGCTGCGGAGATAGCCTCCAGGGTTTTCCCACTAAATGACGAGAAGGACTTTCCGCTGTTACAAGAGAACTGGTCAAAGTTTAGAAATCCAGATGTTAGGGCTGCGCTTTTCTATTTCTTAAATAATTGTTCTGATAGCGGCTATGTCTCAAAGGGAGCGACGAGCACAAAGAATTATAACCCTGTTTCCCTTCTCAGGCTTAAAAAGTTTGTCAAGCCGGGGCACTTTCATTTGTCAAAGATAGGGGAAAAATACCAAAAAATACAAGAGAGCGAGGCTGACTATATTTTTTTACAATTTCCCAAATACTTTAAAAATTATCTGAGCACAGGCATAAATCGAGGAATCGAAGAGGAAGTCACAGATGTTGAAAGCTTGGCACTCTCTCTAAAACACAAAAGGTATGCCCTGCTTACACAGCCAACAAAACATCTAAAAGTTCTGTTTGATTGTGAATTCATTTATATCGATCAGTATGGCCGGGAAACCACCGAGGCTAACTCAAAGGAAGTAATTCTACATAATGTATGATAAACTCGCAATCGCGACCACATTGTTTGTCGTAGGGCAGCTTATCACTTGGTTTAACTCATACTCTCAATTTGTTTGGGTCTGGGCCCGCGAGAACACATTGTTAATCGCCATTCTGACAGCGATTCCGTCTGCCCTGTGTTTCATATACGGGCTCCGCTTCGCTTACGATTTCTTTCAAAGCGGGTGGGCACCACGATTTTATATTTTTGCGCTATCCTTTCTTGTGATGCCAGTATTGTTCTGGTATTTCATGGGAGAGGCGTTCTTTACACTAAAGAACATAATTTCTGTCATCTTAGCGATGACGATTATTTACATTCAAATGAGGTTTAAATGAGAAAAGTAAGCAAGCCTTGGGGCTATGAGATTATCTGGGCAGAGACGGAGGGCTACGTCGGAAAACTTCTTCGTATTAACGCAGGGCATCGACTATCTTTGCAATATCATAAGGTTAAGGAAGAGACTGTATACGTTCTCTCTGGTACTCTTTACGTTTATGATGGCGACGGGGGTATCATGAAATTGGTACCGGGGCAGTCTTTTCATGTTGAGCCTGGACAGGTTCACCGTTTTGGCGCGAATGAGAGTTCTGTAGAAATTATGGAAGTAAGCACGCCGCACCTTGAAGATGTTATAAGATTGGAAGACGACTACAAAAGATAGAAACTATTTATAGCGTAATGGGAGAAAACTATGACTTACGCAACCGATAAGTGGTTTAAGCACATAAGAGAGGAGCCGCTTACGGAAGCAGGGGCCAATCCCCTTGATGTTCGCTTATACGAGATAGATTTTGTTATGTCCTATCCTCTTGGTAAGGGCTTCGAAATGACAGATATCCACAATATTATTCGCGCTATACCTGATGTAACAACAATCAGGACAATTGGCGATACAAAGAGAACATTCGGCAATAGAACGATCTCTTTGCAACGCCTCAAATTTGCTTTGCGTGGACGCCAGAACAGAATGGAGTGGGTGGCCCAGGTTCTTTTGCCCCAAGTACGCAAAATTAGTAATCAGATTAGATTACATAAAATAGAGCCGGCTGGCCTTGTTTCTTCAAGCAAGCAGAGGCTTGAAGAGTATTACGCTGCCGTCACCCCGCGACAGTCTACGGGCAGAACAACTCCGGTGCCAACCATACAGGGCTTGATTGATGATTGGACCCAGGGCGGTGTAATGTACGATGCCCCGACTAATATAAACCTAACTCGCTACAGTGTAATGATGCCCGTTGAGGATTTGAAACATCTTTGTAGCAGGGAGCCGAGAAAGCATGGCCATCATTTTGAGGCCGGATACGAGAAATTTATTGAAAATGGCCCCCGCGACCCTATTTACTTAGCGATAGGCAAGAAAAATAACAGGGAATGAGGATGATTTAAGATATGCTATTAAAGCGGGAGTAGAAGAGGTGCCCGTCTTTATTTCATATCAAAGACAAGTATAGGAGAGGATATGGCAAAGGCTATCCGAAAAGCATTATCTATAATTTTTGCGGTAGTCCTCGGAGTATCTCTCACAACATTACTTCTAGTGTGTCACGCGCCAGAATATCCGTATACAAATCAGTTAATATCAAACAATTATGATTTAAACCAAAAGAAGGCCATCAGAAACTCTGTTAATTCATCTGTTGGCATTGTCTACATTAATCATGCTAACGAAAGTGTGTCTTCTTTTAGCGGAACATACTTTACATTTGGCGGGAAGCATTATGTTTTAACAACTGCTCATGGAATTTTTGGACAATGCGAGAACATAGTGGCTTTCCATTTCGAAGAGACTGTCAGATGCATCAAGTACGCCAAATTTGATCACGAAAGAGATTATGTAATTTTTGAAATAGAAAAAATGTCAACAAGAACTCCCATAAAGATACCACATACTCTCGCGACTCTGGCAAAAAACTACAATATCCTTGACAAAACATATTATACGGGTTATCCTAATAGAGTCGGCCCCACAACATGGACTGGAAACATCTCTGGTTTCGATGGGGACTATTTAATTATACAATCTTACGCTTGGCCAGGATCTTCTGGTTCGGGAGTATTTGATGAAAAAGGAAAATTAATCGGAATCATTGTGGCAATTGACATAGGCCAAAGCGAATATGGATATCAGGTTTTGAACAATTCTTTGATAGTAGTTCCAATTTGGCATGTCGATTTCGATTCTTTGATGGAGTAAAGAATGTCAGATAAAAAGAAAAAGCCATGCTCTTACGGGCATGTTGAAGAGAAAATAAACACTATTGACTCAGAATTAATTAAAACCCAAAAAGAAATTAATGAGTTGGTGAGGAGAATGGAGGAAAATCCAGATGTTTGCCCAGATGAGGTCGATTCTCAAAAGGCTCTCCAGAATGTCTTAGAAAAGTATTTCATTGATGATTTATTGACCAAGAAACCAGTGGGAGATGCTTAATGTCTGAGCAGGCGGACCCAATTAGCAAAGAGGTCGCAGACCTTAAACCTAAGAAACTGACGAATAAAGCACCGCAAGGCATGACCATGTTCACAGTTTGCCGCCAG